GCAGGTCAGCTTACTGAATCACTACAAGTAAGATTTAAATTATTATTTAATTCAGCAACAGAAGGTGCTAAGGCATTTGAAGTAATGAATAAGTTTGCATCTAAAGTGCCTTTCTCACTTGAAGCTATTGCTGCAGGATCTGGTAACCTAGCCGTTATATCTAAAGATGCTGGTGAATTAAATAAAATATTAGAAGTAACTGGTAACGTTGCTGCAGCTACAGGTTTGGATTTTGCAATAACAGCTACACAAATTCAAAGAGCATTTGCTGGTGGTATTGCTTCTGCTGATGTATTTAGAGAAAGAGGTGTTAGAGCAATGCTAGGATTTGAAGCAGGTGCTAAAGTATCTATTGAAGAAACTAGAAAAAGATTTTTTGAAGTATTTGCTAATGGTGGTCAATTTTCTCAAGCAACAAAAGACTTTGAATCTACATTAGAAGCACAGGTTTCATTTGTACAAGATGCTTACTTTAGATTTAGACAAGCTGCTGCTAAGCCTTTATTTGCTGGCGTTAAGAAACAGTTAGTAGAATTAGTTGGAGATTTTAAAGAAAATGATGCTAAATTAAAAGCTTTAGCTGTAAGAGTAGGTAAATCACTTTCAAATGGTTTTAAAAACTTAGGTAAATTTATAGAAACTGTTGTTGAAAATTTTGATAATCTTGTAAAAGCTATTGAAATATTTTTAGCTTTAAAAGTTTTAGGTTTTATAAAAGGTATTATTGCTCAAATGATATTGCTTAAAGGCTCCACTTTAGGTGCTACAGGTGCTTTTCATGCATTAAGTCTTGCTATAAGAGCCAATCCATTAGGTGCAGTTATAACAGTTTTACAAGGACTAGTTATAGGATTTATAATTTTTGAAGATAAGATTAAAGATATTGTATCAGGAGCATTGAAACATTTTAATGAGAATTTAAAACATATTCAAATAAATTATTTAAAATTTAAAAACATGCTTAGCATAGGCGATGAAGATGTTAATATTGCAGCTATACAGATTTTAGAGGCTGAAATAAGAGGCTTAGCTAATGTATGGGATGAAGCGACTGAGGCAAAATTTAGTTATTTAAATGGTGACAGTAATAGATTTGCAGATCACACAAAAGCTATTGAGAAATCAAGGAAGTCACAAAATTTAGCATATGCTGAAAATAGAAGACAGCAGGTTCAAGATGTTAAAGATAGATTTAAAGCAAGACAAGATTTAGAAATGCAAGAATCTATGAAAACCAAATTTAGGTTAAGAAAGAAACATTACGGCATAGATTCATCTACACCAGAAGAAGATAGAATTAAGAAAGTGGCTGATGCACAAAACAGAGCATGGGCTGAAAACAGAGGCAGAACTGTAATGGATGCAATGGAAAAAAATGCAGCTAATCAAAAAGCCCTTGACGCTATAAAACAACAAAGAGAACAATTAGCATTAATTGGTATTGATTCTAAATCTATTGCTACTACAATTGGTGATACTTGGGTAAATGGAATAAGAGCAGGTAATTCATTATTACAAATTACTAAAGATAGTTTTAAAAATATATTAGCTAGTATAGCTGAAACTATGTTAAGAAAAAGTATTGAGTATGGTGTAGAATTATTATTTCAAACTTTACTTGGTAAAAAAATAGATAAAGAAAAACAAATTACTTCAGAAAAAAGAAAACAATTATTTCTTACTCTTGCAACATCGGCAGCAGGTGGTGGTGGAGGTGGGAAATCATGGTTTGGTATGAATAAAGGTGGTATAGTACCTGGTGGTGCTCCATATACTGATAGAGTACCAACTATGTTAACTCCTGGTGAAGTTGTTATACCTAGAAATAAAGTTAATAATTCAATGAGATCTTCAAATATAACAAATATTAATATATCTGGTAATGTAGATCAAAGAGCAATTGATCAAATTAAAGGTATAATAGGACAATCAACTGCTGAAGTAGGTGGTGCAAATAGAACGTTTCAAAGAAATTCACAAGGTGTAAGAGGGAGAGGTAGATAATGACAACAAGTTCAATATTTAAATATGCTAATGACATATCAATGAATAGATCTTCACCTTCGGCTAGATCTGTTACTACTGGTGGTTATGCAAGAACACATAGATTAGGACCAAGTCTTTTATCTTTAGATGTTAATTTGCCTATATTATCAGAGGAACAATATTTAGAAGTTGAAAATGAATTATTTTCGATAGATGATGGTATTAAATTTTTAACTTCTAATATAAGTTCAAATAATGGTAATAACATTATGTCAGGTGTTACTACACCATTGGCTTCAGGGTTTACTGATATTCAATTTTTAACTACAGATTATACAAGTTTAAGAACAATTGTTTTATGTAATTTAGCATCTAACGTAGAAAAAATATTTAAAGTTGGAGATTTTATACAATTTTCAAATCATAATAAAGTATATCAAATTTCTAAACCTATAAATGAATCAGGTTCATATTTTAGATCTAGCAGCAATGGTACATGTAAGGTTAGATTATCTACACCTTTATTATCAGCAATAGGATATAGCGGAGCCGCATCATTTGGAAACGTTAATACATTTTATATTGTAAACGGTAAAGCGGATGATCTTGAAGAAGTTACTTATGATTTTAATGATGGTGCATTTATTAACCCAACACCGCCAAGTGTATTTCCTACAGGTATATTTACATTTGTAAATGCAGGTACTAATACTGCGTATGAATATAATGATGGTACAAAAGCCATTGTTCATATTCCTCCAGGATTGTTTACTGCAATAGATATTAAGGATTATTTAACTGCTTGTGCAAATGGTACAGCTAGTGTAAGCGGACCATCTGGAAATATATCGGTTTCAAGAGCGGCTCAAAATAATAAATTAGGACAAATTTTATCTGTTGTTTTATCTATTGGTGTAACACCAAATGATATTCTTGCTTTTGCTTTTATATTACCAAATATAAGAGTGCAATTAACACAAGTTTCTTATACGGGTGCTACATTTACTAATGAAACAATTATTACAACTATAACAACACCTTATCAAAATGGATTAATAACTTTTAAAAATTCTGATAACACAACACTTAAAGATAGGAATGGTAATGACGTTACAATAGTTTTACCTTCATATTTACAAAATGCTTTACAAATTTATAATTATATTAACAATACAATATTAGCTACAAATTCTACGCATGTATTAAAAACACATGATATTGTTACAGAGGTATCTTCATCAGTGCCTGCAGATTTTCCTGAGAATTTTGGAGAAACTGATAATGATCATGTAGGACACTTTAGTTTAAAATTTGGTCCAGAATATGGAAATTTAACAATGGAATTAACTACACCCACAGGACCAACAGCGGTTGCTTTTAATCCTATAACAAAATTAAGAGATGTAGTTCAATATATTGATTTTGTTAATAATACAATTGAAATAGATAATCCATTAGAAACATATAATGTTGGAGATTATTTACAACCAGTTACTAAAATAGTAACCCAATCTCAAACACAAAGAATATCAAGTGTTGTTTTTGATCCTTTTTTAAATAAAACAATAATTGATTTTGATGCATCATTTAACACAATGAATACTGATTGGAGTATTTCAGCACCTTCAAGTGGAGGACAACCAAATAATCTTATACAAAGACATTTAAATACTGCAACTACTACAACTACGGCAGGTTTAATACAGTTACTAAATACTTATCATCCAGGATCTTTATCTATAGCAAGTGGTACAACAACAGTTAAAACAGGACCTAATGTAAATATAAAATTAATGCTAACTGCAAAACCATCTGTAACTATAATACCAAAAAATGAAACAGAAAATTTATATAAATATAATCAATTTGAATTTCAGGAGGTATTATAATGGTTAGAAGTATTAGTAATAATTATACATTATCTGAAGGTGGATATCCTATTCAGTTTATATCAATACAACCTGATAGTGATATTAAAAATGCTTTACATTTAAATACATCTTCAAAAAGATTAGATTATAATGCACTTGATGGTAATGGGGTACAAACATATTATCCTGGAGCAGGTGTTTTAAATTTAACAGCTGTTGAAGAAACTAAAGATGTTAAAACAAATCAAATAACCGTTGAATTAAATGGTGTACCAAATACAATTATACCTGTTTTAAAAAAGTATAATGGTATAGGTGGTATAGTAACTATTTATCAAGGTTGGTTAGATGATAATGGAACGTGGGCAGAAGATTCTGGTAGCACAAAAATAGATGAAAGAAGTTCTGATCCATACACTGGTGTTTATATAAAATGGAAAGGTGTTATATATTCTCATTCTGTTGATGAAAGTAATCAAGAGTTTGGTAAAGTAAAAATTAGTTTAGAATGCAAAAACATATTAGGTACTATATTAGGTAGTACAAATGGAAGATTTACTTCTGATAGTTCTTTTAAAAAGACTTCTGCAGGAGATAGGTCAATGGAATTTGTTGCAGCAATGGCAACCTTCAACCCTAAATTTGGGCAAGATTAATAGGAGAATAAAAATGAATATAAGAATAGCTAATAAAGATGATATTAAAAAAGGTATAGAAGAAATTATTGAAGCCGTTA